TTCGTTCTCTACATCATATTCATCCGCCATATCATCTATGATAGTCTCTAATTCGTTTTCTAATATCATTTTTAATTTAAACATAGTAATCTATTTTGTATATTAATAAATATTAAATAATTTTTCTTTTACCTTCCATTTTACTAATAAACCAATCCGCCAACATTGCATGTCCTATTCTACTGAAATGGGCATCTTTGATTAATCCATTTGTATCTTTCTCAACTGATTCGGAATATATTTCCTCATATGGTAAGTTTATATATTGATTTGGGTTATTCTTAAAGTAATTTCTATCCCAATCCCATACTATTAATTTATTTCCAAATATTCGTTTTAATAGTTTAGTCCAATTAATTATCTCATCATAACCAGCTTTTGTTTCTCTATTTACCGATAATGATTCAAATAAATCAGTATCAAATCTATTTATTGTACTCCCATAATCAGTTGTTGGTAATAGTGTATGTATAATAGTTACCCATTTACCATAATCATTTAATATTCTAAAACGGGATATGTTACTCCAACCTAAAATAATTATATCATCATTGGATATAGAATTAGATACTGAACTAATAGTTTCCATTATAGTATAGTTATCACTTCCACCTAATGCCATATTAACGTAATTACAATTTAATTTTTTACTTATTATTTGTCCGAAACAATCTGGTATATATCCCAAATGTTTTATATATGGGTCTGCCCAATTAATAGAATTAGGATGTGTAAATTCAGTAGAAAAAGAATCACCAAATATCCATACAGTCATAATAGAATTTATTTTAGTATAAGTAGGGTACTACCCTATAATGTATATCAACTCTCGTATAGAGAAAATTTTTACCTCACAATATAAACGGACTCGGGCCATATTATAAAAAAAAATAATACGTTTGATTACGAAAATGGAGAAGGTAGGTAGGGGCATAAAAAATCCCGCTACAATTAAGTAGCGGGGTGGTGAAACCCTTTGTGGGCCTCACTTGCATGGCATGCAATTATTTTATAGCGATGGTATTAGTTTAGGTTGACATCTTTTAGTATCATATCACCCATACGTTGCCTCTCTGCCTTTAATAGTATCTTACAAAGGTCACTTAACGCATGTTTTAAATTTAGGTATGTTTCCTCGTCCTCAACAAATCCAGCTTCTGGCATATCTAATTGTTCGTTGAGTGTATTGAGAATACCTATCTTTAATATTTCAGGAGTATTCTTATCCTGTACTATGGCTGATATAATACTATATAACGTTGCCAATTGTTTTTGATGCATTGTTAATTCCATTGTGTATAGTGTATATGTGAATAAAATTTATTTTTGTTTAGTCCGCTTAAATGTTGCCGGCTAATCTGTCTTCGAGGTGTGCTTGTTGCATACTCAATACATAATTCCTTGCTTCATCTAGCTTTGCACATTCATCAATGATTGCATCCATTAGTTTATTTGCTAACAGCTCTGCGTTCTCTACTTGCTTTGTCCAATAGGCATCTCCGGGAACATTCTCCAATATTTCTCTATTAGCAGCAACTACCTTATTAGCTCCGTAATACAGGTCATTCAATTCCATTAAGGTTAATTCTAATTTCATAATTTTATTTTTAGTGTGTTAAATTATTTATTAAACCATTCTTTTGTTGCTTCATTCCAGCGGTAACCTAAATTCACCGCCGTTTCTGCAAATCCATCTTCATCAAAATCTTCGGTATCATATTCGCCGAAATCATAACCCATATCAAATAGGGCTTCATATAACTCGCTATCAGTTTGTCCTTTACTCATAATATTATTTTTAGTGTGTTGAATTTAATTCGTAAACAAAGTTTTGCAAATAGAATGTTTCTAATTTGTGTGCTTCCGCTTTACCTCTTAATACATCCTTAACGTATACGTCGTACACATCAGGTCCGTATTTTTTCATATCCTTATACAATGCCCAATCTTTATTTTCACATTTAGCACGACTCATATGTTTTTGAAACCTACGCAGTGCAGAGTAATTGAATGCTCTACCTATACACGCAGTAACTCCTATATAACGTTTACCATTCTCAACGTTTATAATTTCATATATTAGGTGATTCCTGTCACTTCGTTTTTTTCTATTCATACTACGGGTTTAAAAAATTATAACATACATACCATATCATTACAAAATCCAGCAATAAGATGCCGGCAAATGTAAACTCTAACCAATACTTTTTAAGCATACTTAATTTCTTTTAAAAGGTTACCAAACTCAACGCCATTCATAGTTGTACGAGTCAACTCTTTGATGAAGGCTTGTGCATCTTTTTTAGTTACGAACAATTTTTTAAAGCCATTAGGACCTTTAACATCCCACAATTCATACCTATCTGGCACAAATCCGTTTTCCTTTAAAGATAATACCTTAATAACTTTCTTAATAGTGTACTTACTAATTGTGTTTAATTTACTCTTACTCATATTACTTACTATTTTTAATTGTTTGAAAAATTGTTTTAACTAATACATAACCTAATAAGGTAATGCCTGAAATGATAATAAATTCACCGATACTAATATACTGACCCATAATTGATAAAATTTAATTGATTAATGATTGATTGATATTGATTAAGCTAAAACAAATTCAATATGTTTTTTGGATAATCCCAAACTTTTTAATTCTCTTTTAACTTCTGGCAAAAATCGTTTTTCAACACGACCCATCTTAATAGGATATGAAGCGATAATATCTTTAATCATTACCGACTCCTTTTTTAAGATAGCAAAGAAGGCCATCGCCTTTTTCATTTCGGTATTATTACGGACCGCAACTTTATGTTTACGGCCTGTAAAATCCGTAAATTCTACAATTGTGTTTGGTTTAACACTATTACTCATTTTACTCGCAGCAAAATTTAAGTAAACTGGTTTTTCATTACGAGCGATATTGAAACTATTTTCATATCTACTACTTTGGTTTAATCTATTCATATATAATTTTTTTTTAATGTGTACAACCCCTATCTTTGTGTTGATATATAAAGTTACGAAAAATACTGAAATAACAAGCTTTTAACCCACTTTTTTTAAAAATTCTTTATTGAGTATCAATGAGTTACATATATGTTTTTTCCTTATATGTCTAACTCATTGATTATCAGTTAGTTACATAAAGTGTTGATAATCAGTATATTAGCAAAATCAGTTGTACATATTACGATTTTTTGTAATATGTTGAATAAAAAAAGGGACCGAATAAAAATTCAGTCCCATTTAAAAAAAATAAATTCAATTAGAAATTACGCAGTAATCTTTGCTCTATTTGCTAATTGTGATAATCTTTGTGAATAATACATTGCGCGGCTAATGTAGTATGTACGCTTCTGCTCGCTTTGAGTAGTGTTTGCGTTTACTAATGCTTCGTTCAATTGTGTTGAGATAAACTCGAATTTAGACTTTAAAGTAGTCATAACTTGTGTTCAGTTTTTATAGTGGTGACTCCACATTGGTTATAGAATAAAAAAAAATTTATTTAAATGTTTCATCCAAGCATATACGTTTCCATATACTTGCTCTATGTTCTGCTTCTTGCTCATATGGGTTTTCATTATAATCCATATGTTCGTCTCTTTTGCTGAATTGGCGGTATGGTTGTAAATAATGTGACCACTCATGTATCATTGTATCACATATATCCAGCACACTGCGATGCCCATCCCTATTGACTTCTATGATGTTATCATCCCAATCATACATACCCAGCCATCCATCATACTTCTTTTTAGTATAAAACACGATCCTCGGTGCCGGCTTACTATTCTTTGTACCCAAATTAGTTTTGCACCATTTAGCTATTTTTAATATATCGTGCCTACTAATGTTTTTAACGTTTCGCATTTCAATTCAATATTTAATAAAAGAATTAGGACCGGCAGATTTAAAGAGTAACCATTTAGAGTCGCCAGTGTAAAAAGAGTATAATAACTATGTAACCTATGCCGGTCCTAATTCTTTAATAAATTCGGCGGACTCTGTTTACTATATGTACAATACAAATATACAACTAATTCTTTAAACGGCCAAATTAATTACCTAATTTCTTTTCACTAATCTGGATCGCTCTGTCAATCATTTCCTGAAATTTGTTAAAATCCCACGCTTTAATACCAAACGAAGCAGAATGTATTTCATTTCCGTGTTCGTCAACTACTGATATCGGCAAACCATTGGTGTGATTGAATCCTGGCGATGCCCAAATACAAACGCCGGGATAATAATTGTTTCTAAATGTTAGCGTGTTGTACCTTTCAATTACGGGCTCCCATCCGTTCAGCCCTTCTACGTTTTTAATCCATTCGTTGTAACTCATTCGTAAATATCTTTTTGTTATCACAAATATACGAATAATATTTAACAATTCCAAATCTGCATTAGATTATTTTTATATCGCATCGGTGATTTGTTAGAAATTTGTTAAAATCCGTTTTGTGTGTCAAAAAAAGGCTAAAAAAATTTTGCCCTTTCGATATGAATGTGTATGGTCCAAATCCACTCGCTGATATATTTTTATTTATGTATATTCTTATATAGTGGGAATTAGTGTCAATAAGTGGGAGTATGTGGGTGTTATTGACACAGCACTGCTTTGATACACTAACTTATAGGCATTAAAAAAGCCTTATATATTGTTAAGGCTTAATTAGGTGGGTTTGTTCGTTACAAAGATTAAAAAGAAATGTTATCCGTTGGTTGCTCATCCCAATCATAGTGACCATCGTACATAGTATATGTTTGTTCAACATTATCTATATTCGGTCTTTGATTAGAGAAATTAAAAGTGTGTACTTCATTACTTCCCTTTTCTCTAATCCATAACTTTGTATCCTTATTATGTTTTAAGATTCTTTGTAACTCATTAAGGATATTTTTCATTGTATTGTGGGTTTTTGGTAGATGACTTCTATTGTATATATAGTGTGGTGGGTATTTTACATCAGTTTTTATAGGTTTTTTAAAGATTTATTTTTA